AGAATAAAGAGTACGCTTATCAAGTGTTCCAACGACGCGACCGATAGAACTATTGAAATAAAATTTCCTTTTTAAAAAAATAATGTCTTGTAGAGGTACGCTAACTTCCGTAACTTCGGCTTTAGATGCAGTGGTGCATCCTATTCCGATGTCATCGGCATGTTTAGCGAATGTAAGTGCATTAAGCACCTTTTCGTTTTTCATAACTCCCACTGTTACGTCATCTCCATAAGTATAATATTTAACATAAGTAAAAAAATAAGTGGCAGGAAGCTTAGTGTTTTTAACAAACCAAGCTATACCATTCAATAAATTAAGTAAACTATTAAAAATTGCCGTTAAGAAAGATCCGGAGGGTAAACCGTGTGTGACAAATACTGCATCATCATTACATACTAATATTTTCCATATTAAAGTACGTATAACAAATTCAGCTATTTTAGCTTCATGTAGAGTTCCTTTGAATTTCTTCATTAAAAACTCACAAATTAAGCTTTGTATAGCTGCCAGCATGCCACCATCCCAATCTCGAAAGTCTAAATCAAAAACTATTAAACAAGCTCTAAGCTCTTTGTAGAAATCATTCCATTCAACGTATGGATTGATTCCTACACAAATCTTATTGAACTTGCGATTTTCAACAATATGTTTGACCATATTGCCAAAATATTTTTTGGTTAAAACTTGAAGATGTATGGTGGTTATTTGAAAACCACGCGGTTTTCCTTCCTTTTCAACATTGCAAATTTCATCCTTAAGAGTAGATTTAACATAAGCTAATTCCATGGGTATTTCACCACGGGTTATTTGCTGTTCAATCTCCTCAATTTCTCCTTTCAACTTATCTGTAAAAGCAGAGTTCTCATAATCAATATAAGTACTCTTGCCATCTTCACAAAATAAGCCGTTAGAAGATTTAGGATTTAATCGTGCAATATTGTCTGTTCCGTTAACTATTTCTGCTTCTGTCATTGGTGTAAAATCATTAATTACCAAATCCAATCCTTTTAAGGCTTCTTGATAAAGCCCTAACTCTATTGGTTTGTTAGGTTTAAGATTTTTCTTCATGACAGTTTTGATGGTGTGTGGTCCATCATAAAGCATATTAGCTGGTTCTCGAGAATTAGGGAAAACATCGTATAAGGGAGACGGGACGTAAGAAGAACTTTTTGGAGTGCTTTCGCTAAAATGATAATCCATTTTAATACCTGATTCAAAAGATTGAGTTTCTTTAAAATCAACATTTAAAATAAACTCATCTTTTTCCAAAATGTTCTTCAATTTAAAAATAAAATCATCTGACCAGATCATACTTGTACCACCTTTGCCGTCACCGGCAACGTGCATACCACATATGGTCGTGCCATTATATAAAAAAGAACCGCATAAGGAAGGCTCCGACAAATCATAATGCACCGAATTACTCGGCGTAAGATAATTTGTCATTGTTC